ACCCGAGACCGAGATTGAGGAGAACCGGCAACGCGCTCTAGCCTGCTAATTGCGGACATAAAACTTAAGGTTTAACCTATATGCCATGAGCGGTGTCCCAGGGATGCACAAGCGCGCCTCCAACTCGGTCGCCTATGCCGAGGCAGTCCGCGCTCGCATCCGCGGTGGACATATCGTCAAATATCTTTCAGATCATATTGATGGTAAAAGACAAATGTCGAAAACCCAGGTGCAGGCAGCCCTGGGTCTTTTGAAGAAAGTCGTCCCCGATATTTCAGCCTTCGAGCACTCCGGTCCAGGGGGTGAGCCTCTGCCGGCCGCAATCACCATCCACCTGGTCAAGGCCGATGCCTGACGGGGGCACGCTCGATGTCAAATTCCCGGAGAAGCTCGAGCCGCTGTTTGAGGCACATCGTTATAAAGCCGTTGTAGGAGGACGGGGCAAGGGTGCTTCGTGGGGAATAGCCCGAGCACTGCTGATCCTCGGCTACCAGAAGCCCCTGAGAATCCTCTGCACGCGGGAGATTCAAAGGACGATCGCCGACTCCGTTCACCAACTGCTGCAGGACCAGATCGAGAAGTTGAGCCTGGGGGCGTTCTACAAGATCACCGAGGGCTCGATCAACGGTCTAAACGGCACCCGCTTCGCTTTCACCGGCTTGCACAACCTCACCGCGGACAACCTCAAGAGCTACGAAGGCTTCGATGTATGTTGGGTGGCTGAGGCGCAGTCCATCTCAAAGAGATCGTGGTCGATCCTGATACCGACCATTCGTAAGGAAGGCTCCGAGATCTGGCTGGACCTGAATCCCCAACTCGATTCAGACGAGACCTACCAGCGATTCGTCGAGCACACCCCACCGGATACGGCCCTGATACGGATGAGCTGGAGGGACAATCCGTGGTTTCCCGCGGTCCTCGAGAAAGAGCGCAAGTATCTGGAAGAACGAGACCCGGAAGCCTACCAGAACGTCTGGGAAGGGAAATGCCGGACTTCGGTTGAGGGGGCTATCTATGCCAACGAGATCCGGGATGCGATTGAAGGAAAGCGTATCAGGCCCGTTCCCTACGATCCCTTGCTCAAGGTTCACACCGTCTGGGACTTGGGCTTTAACGACACCATGAGCATCATCTTCTGCCAACGACTGTTGAATCAGTTGATGGTCATAGACTACCTGGAGGACGATCACAAAAAGTATGACTGGTACGTATCGGCAATACGAGAGAAGAAATATAACCTGGGCAAGTGCTACCTGCCGCATGACGCGGGCCATGAGAGCCCGTTACTTGCGCCTACTCCGGTCAAGACGCTACGACAACTGGGGCTGGACGTGGAAGAACCGCTCCTACGCGAACCGGTTGAAGTCGGGATCAAGCGCGTCCGGCAGACGTTCAATCGAATCTACTTCGACGAAGTGAAGGCCAAGGAACTGGTAGACCACCTGAAACGCTATCGACGGGCCATTCCGGTGACGACAAATGAACCTCAAGCCCCCCTGCATGATGAACACTCCCACGCTGCAGACGCTCTGCGATACCTGTGCGCCGCGGCAGAATCCATGCAGAATGAGCCTACAAACTGGCCCAAGATCAAGTATCCCGAGATGGGGATTGTATGAAGCCCTGTGATGAACTGCATTTCTGTCCCCAATGCGGGGCGCCGGCGGCTATCAGACTGACGGCGACGATGGAGTTCAGTTGTTACAATTGCAGGACCATCTGGTATTGCGAGCATCAGAAGGAGGAAGAGGATGCCCTGGTCACCCAAATCGTTCACGCTCAGACATAACAAGAGACTGACCCCCAAGCAGGCGGCCCGGGCTTCAGCCATCGCTAATGACGTACTAAGAAGGACGGGGGATGAGGGGCTGGCCGTGAGAACAGCTAATGGAGTCGTCAGGACTTCGGGAGGGAAGAAACGTGGATAGAAGAGGATTTTTCGCTGCTGTTGGCGCCGGATTGGGTATTCCTTTGCTGGAAACCGATGTTTGTCTGGCCGATGAGCATTCTGGAGCGATGGAGGTTATCCGGGACGGTAACGTGATCTGGTTCGTAGATGCGTATCGGGTCAATCTGGACGACCTGATGACGCCGCATAGGCCCGGGAGGATCGTCCGGTGCGATGGTAATCCCAACGAGTGCGTAAAGGTCTACAGGATGCCCAATTATGGCTGATCCGCTCTACGACAAGGACGCGCAGGAAGAGTCCTCCCCCGAGCCCACGATCGTCGAGGACAAGGATCGACAGCTCCTCAACGCCATCAAGCAGGCCGAGCAGACGGCTTATGGGAGTGACGGGGACTCGGAGCTGAACAACTCAAGAGCGAGGGCGATAGATGACTACCTTGGGAAGCCCTACGGCAACGAGATCGAGGGCAGGTCACAGGTCGTATCGAGGGACGTTCACGACACGATTGAATGGATCAAGCCCTCCCTGATCCGCATCTTCACCTCTGGGGATGAGGTGGCAAGGTTCGACCCACAGAACGAGGAGGACGAAGCCTCGGGAAGAGCCCAGCAAGAGACCGACTACATCAATTACATCGTCCAGGAGAAGCAGTCCCCCTCCTGGGTGTCCTTGGTCTACGAATGGTTCACCGACGCTCTGATGACCAAGAACGCCTACGCTTTGGGTTACTGGTCGACCAAGAGACAGGTTGAGACCGAACGATATGCAAACCTGTCCGATGATGAACTGGCCCTATTAGCTCAAGATCCCAACGTCGAGATAATGCAGCACACTCCCCGACCTGCGGATATTCCCCCTCAGCCGGGGCTACCACCTCCCATGCTCCATGACGTGGTGATTCGGAGACCCCGAGAGGAGAAGGGGGTGAAGATCTGCATCCTGCCCCCTGAGCGGTGCCTCGTCTCCGAGGACGTGTCTGGAATGTCGGTACGCTGCGCAAACTTCTTCCAGTATTGGGAGGAAGTGACGATCAGCTCACTGCGGGAGATGGGATTTAACGTCGCTGATGACATACCTGACGACTCGGGGAATGATGACACCGAGGAGGATCAGGCGAGGGACATCTACTCGGAGCAGGGTGGGGAGAACGACACCGACCCGGCAATGAGGAAGGTCAAGTTGAGAACCACCTGGATCAAGTTCGACTACGACGGGGATGGGGTGGCTGAACACCGTTACACCATGACCGTTGGAGACACGATCCTCTACAACGACCAGTGCTCAGGTGTTCCGGTGGCTGCCATTGTTCCCACTCCCATGCCGCACCGGCATCCGGGGCTCTCCGTCAGGGACGCCATTGAAGACCTGCAATTGATAAAAACCGCCATCTGGCGCTCGACCCTGGACAACTTCTACCTGGCGAACAACGGGCGTACGGCTATCTCGGATAAGGTGAATCTCGATGATATGCTCACTTCGAGACCCGGGGGGGTCGTCCGAGTGGGTCAGGGCGGGATTCCCGGCAATGAGATCTTCCCCTTTCAACAGCCTTTTGTGGCAGCCCAGGCCCTAACCGTTCTCGATTACATCGACAAGACACGAGACGCCAGGACCGGAGCCGGCCAGGCTTTTACCGGGGTCGACCCCAACGCTCTCAACGAAGCCCATTCAGGCATTGCCTTGAACCAGCTTGCCTCTCAGGCGGCTCAGCGGGTTGAATTGATTGCAAGAGTTTTTGCCGAGGGGGTGAAGGAGCTTTTCCTCATCGTTCACGAGCTGATTATCAAGCACGGGCACCAGGCCGAAGTCGTAAGGCTCAGAAACAAGTGGGTCACCATCGACCCTTCCCAATGGAAGAAGCGCCAGGACATGAGAATCTCCGTGGGTTTGGGGACCGGAAACAAGGAACAGATGATGGTCTCCCTCCAGATGATCGGGCAGGCGCAGGAGAAGGTGCTGCCTTTGGGGTTGGTGAAACCCCATCAGATTTATAACACCCTGGCTGAATTGACCAAGGCCGCGGGGTTTTCTTCTCCTCAGAAGTTCTGGACCGAGCCCGATGAAAACGCGGAAATGCCCCAACCCGGGCCACCGATAGAACTCCAGACCGCCCAGATCTACAGCCAGACGGAAATTGCAAAAGCCCAGATCAAGGAACAAGGCGACACCGAGAGAAAGCGAATCGAGCTCGAATCGAAGGAACGGATTGCCGCGGCTGAGATTGCGGCGAAGCAGGAGCAGACGGTGCTGGAAGGGCAGGTGAAGCAGACCCTGCAGCAGACCGACATCATGCACGACTCACAGAAACACCAGGACACGATGATGCTCAAACGCGAAGAGAAGCCCCAGCCCGTCAACCTGGATACTTCGGGAGTGGTGGCCGTGGTTGAGAAAAGACTTGAGCAGTTCGCCCAGCAACAGGCCCAGGAGATGACGCAGGCGGTTCAGGCGATCGTCCAGCAGGTCGATCAGATGGTTAGAAGCAGTAACAACTTTGACGAGGTGATCGTCAGAGACAAGAGCGGTCGCGCACTCGGCAAGAAACGGGTGCCGGCCGGTACGTTGAAGGACTTACATTAAGGAGGCGCGATGAGCGCAACAAACAACTTCGAGACACAGTTACTGGCCCACATCTTCACCAACAACGCGGTCCCCTCGGTCGGGGATACCACGGGTCTGCAGGGTTCTCAGGCGGCGGGTAAATTCTTCATCAGCCTGCACACCGCGGCCCTCTCTGACGCGAGCTCGCTGCAGTCGGCATCGGAGACTTCGTACACCAACTACCTGAGAGCCGAAGTCAACCGCTCGTCCTCGGGCTGGTCGATTGCGGGGAACACTGCGGACAATGCCGCTGCGATCACGTTTAACACCTGTTCTACGACAGGAGCGACGCTGACCGACTTCGGGCTGGGCTCGGCTTCCACCGGGGCGGGGGTGCTGCAGCTCTACGGGGCGCTGACCTCGACCCTGGCGGTGTCCAACGGGGTGACACCTGAATTTGCTTTGGGTGCATTAGACATCACGCTGGACTGACGCTCATGGCGATCAAGCGGCTCTCCAAGGGCCTGTTAAAACGCGAGCGTATCCGGGTGAAAAGCGAGTTTGACCAGGTGCTTCTGACCTTTGGGAACGTCCATGTACGTCTGGACTACGAAACGGCTTTGCTTTTATCCCAGTGGATCAGGATGGGGGCGAAGCAGTCCAAACGCTTTGCCGGGGACACCTCGAGGCATTGGTCGATCATCGGAAAACTGCACGACGCCAACTACGGGCCCGATCACATGGGAGGG